ATGTCTGCCTTGTCTTCATGGTCGCCAGGAAGGAAACCAATCTCTCTGGTTGCTACAAGAGACCGTACAATAAAGATTCTTTCATATGGAGTATTCTCAGAGAGAACATCTTTAAGGGCATTAAACAGGGTAATAAATGTCTTACCTGTACCAGCACATCCATATGCGATTAGATGTTGTCCTTTAGCGTATGAATCAAATAAAATTCTTTGATTATCTGTTAAAGGGTCAATATCAACCAGATAATCAGCACTAAGAGGCTTCTTCCTCTTCATCTGCTTCGCGGTTAAACCGACCCCTACGGGTTGAGCAGATGCTCTCTTTCTTCTAGCCATGTTAAATTTTCTTTACTGTTGAACCAGGTGCTTTTTGTGCCTTACCAAGGACATCATTCCAACCAGGACACTTCTTACGAAGTTTGTCTTTCCACTCTCCCATCTCTTGAGAGGAAGGGCAGGTAGCAGGATCAGACCAATCTCTCTGCCAGTCGGGATTATCAATTTTCCATTGATCCCATTCATCTATGCTGACTACAACTTCTTTTTGTTCGCCAGTGGTCTTATTAATAACAGGATACGTTGCCATAATTTAATCAAGGTGTGAAATATTTAGACCCACTCTAGAGCTTCAGCAACCGTGGGAAACTGCTCAATAAACACTTGCTTACAGTCCAAAGCAAGTTTCATATGCTCCTTCTGTGTGCCGTGTCCGGTCCTCAGATCGATGTAATGGATCCATGACCTACATGATCCAGTCATATAGATTTTAGTGGGCGTAGCGAGTGGTAGGACCATTCTAGCACACTCCTTTGCCACACCTGCATCCAACATCTGAGTATACAGAGCCATTGCAGAATCAAATAGAGTTTGTGTCTGACGCTCTAACCTATCTACAACAATAGGGTCAAGATCATCAATCGAGTTCTGACGATTCTTGGTGTCCTGACGACGATACTCTGGAATGGGAATCTCTTCACCAAGCAGAGATGAATCAGCATACCGCTGTGAAAATTCTTGATATGTGAAACTACGGTGCCTCAGCACTTGAGCTGCAATAGCACGGGAGCAACTAAGTTCCAGAGTCATATATGACTGCTCAAATACACTCCAGTGATTGTGCTTGATACAGTAACGTAACAGACCCGAATAGTTTTCGTTTTCTTGATTGTTTGGATTAGACACACGGGCAATATATGCCATGGTCTTTTCAGCATCTGGTGTGATACTGACTAGTTTTGCTTTTTTAGTCATTTTTTCTTGATTTTTTTGAGTTCTTTGTATGCTTCTTTTATCATTTGATATGCTTGCTTTGGTGTGCATTTATTTCCCAATTCCATGGCACAGATAATTTCCACTCTTGTGCCGAAACTGGATAATGCTCTTTCCAGATCATCTTGTTGTTCGTACATAATCCTCCTTAATCTGGATATCCATCATCATCATCAAAGATTTCATCATAATCAGTATATTTATCTCTATTTTTATCTTTTGATGTATATGCCGTGGTATCAGAATAAATCTCCACTTTTAGAGCATCAATCAAAAGTTCCAGATTACGTGTAATAAGTTTTAATTTATCCTTGTCCATGAAATATGAAATAAGATGTTTCTCTGTAATTGTAGCACAAAAAAAGGGGAGCGACAACTCCCCTTAAAATATTCTTTTGTGCTACATTAAGATTCTCCTACAGATTCTTTTACATTGGGCTTCTCTTAAGGCATCGCATTCAATTAAACATTCGTAGTAATCGTTGATTTTTTGGTCTTCAATTTCAACATCATCAACATGTCTCCACTCTTCTAGTTGAGCGCGAGAGATTAAATTGTGCATGTTCAACTCCAATTAGGACAATGATAAAAATAACGAAGAAAGTTTCACTTCATTGGCATGTTCCCAATTCTAAGGTATCTAGACAAGTTATGGTATCGTAATATACAACTGTTAATACTTAACACAAGACACAAAAAAAGAGAGGTATTACACCTCTCTCATTTACTTACTGTCCCATCTTTTGAAGAAAAAAGACTTCTCCATAGATTAGACCGATAAATGCAGCCATACCTAATGAACTTAATGCAACTACTTGCATATTAGCCACCAACAACTACTACTGGTTCTTGATGCTTGATTCCACGATAGATTTCGTTGAACCAACGGGTTTGCTGCTTTGCTTTGATTTCTTCACGACGCGCTTCGGTGTCGTAAGAAATGCCGCGATAGACTACTTTAGCCATTTTTTTACTCCTGAATGAATGGAAAATTAACCTTCTCACCTTTCGGTGGATCCGTGTTCCCGTTCCTTCAGTCGTTTGCGTCCCAATAACACTCAGGAGCAGAATCCTTGACGGTTTCTACAAGTTCAATCATTACCGATGCCGGTAAATCCTGATGCTTAGAGATTCTGAGCATAAGCTCATCTGCCTCTTTACATGTGAGTGTTGTGTAGAGTAGTAATTCTACCATGGGATGAACGCTCCGTTCCGCGACTTACTTGCGTCCTAGACCAACTCTCCATTACATTGACCTACAACTTTAGTACTAAGATAACCTATAAGGTTATACTTAGATCTTTGATCCAAATTGTTATCCAAAAGGATTTCAATTCGTTTTTGGAGGAACCTTTCACAACTTAAGTGCCACCCATAAGGTGACGTATCATTATGATGGGCAAGGGTCAATGCCAGCAGAGTGCTGATCATTGGATGAACGTATGGTCATTATAGACCTTTCGTGGTTATTTAGCAAGCCCACCCTGTATCGCGTGATACAATTTAAAAAACCTTACAAACCAAAAAATTCTGGAGATTTTTTTTGCCCGATTCTGGGAATCACTTCTTGTTTTTGGTTTTGGGTTCGACTCCCCACATCTTTGGGTTCGCTCTACCCTCTGTCTGCTTCATGAACACAAAGTCGCTACCGTACTTGTCCCAGTAGTAATCAAAGATTTCTACTTGCTTTGCAGCAGCAGCGATATCATAGCAGGACTTACCATCAACTTTATATTCAATTATGAAAGCATCATATGGAAGTGACCTGTCATCACCCATTGCTTTATCACAATTTTCATTAATAACTTTCATTGTCAACCCCATTGAATGTCCGGGTACGCCTCACTAACAAGTTCTTTTGTAATATTATATTTTGATTGTAAGTCTTTATCCTTACAAAGACAGATGATCTCCGCCTCAAGAGGATGCAGACCTTGGAGAAGGTTGATGAACATGGATTCACGACGAATACCATTCATAGCATCATTACCACCCTTCACAAAATAGTAAAAGTTCTTTGCTTCTTTACGAATAGTAGTTCTTCCCTGAACATCAGCATTGCCCAAAGAGAATGTACCTTGCTCATACATCTTTCTAGTTTCCAAGTCAATCTTCTTAGAAAGAGTTCCACTAGAACTAGTCTGCTCGTCATAAGATGAGTAAGGAACTTCACCGGGGGGAAGTGCGCTTTTGATTGTCTCATCAAAGTTCCACTTGAATACAATCTTCAAGTGGAGTTCTTCATATTTTTTAAGTGCTTCGATTTTCTTCGCCTTTGACCTTTGCTTACTTACTAGGTCAAGGACTTCAAATACTAATGGTTGCTTGGGAAGATCTAGAGAAACTTTTACACTCCTAGGTTTCTTAGGAGTGCTCTTCTCCGTCTTCGCTGTCTTCGTTGTCATAATTTTCAAAGTTAAATGCAATTACTTGATCTGGAATTAGATTTCCATTTTCATCGAACATTTCGGGATGGGGTGTTGGCATCTCCCTATAGTTCATCATATATTCTCTAGCAGTCCAACCTCCAATCAATCCTACTATAAGAAATAAAATGGTTAAAAAAGAACCGAAAACTAAACTTGCTGCTAACATGTGGTTTCTCCTGGAGACTTAACTTCTTTTCCTTACCCTAAAGGAAAATTCAAAATAGACAGTTACTTCTCTCTTGAAGAAGCAAACCATCTTTTCAAAAACTAGATGAAATGATTTTGGTTTCTTCTTCCCCCCATTAAGTAGTAAATCCACCCCGCGATTGGAGTGGTTCTTGGTTTTATTTATGCTGAGATCAGAGGAGTTTTTCTTCTCTGAGGAATCTGATGGTTTCAACGGAACCTCCTAACTTAGTATCATCACAAATAACCTGGGGAAAAGTAGAACCTTCACCAAACTCAGAGTAGAACTCCTCCTTGGTAAAATCTCTACCTAGTTTATACACTACGTGCTTGAGTTCTTTCAATTCTAGCACCTTTGATACTTTAGTGCAATATGGGCAATTATCTTTTGAATAAACTGTAAATATCATATTATATTAAAGAGTTGTCATATTTAGTTGACCAACCAACATAGGTCTGAAAATAATCTTTGACGAATGCATTGAAAGCAATACAAACCCTAGATTGATTACCTCGATTATTAGCAACTGAGTGCCTCAACCATGAAGGAAAAATTACCATAGATGTATTACATACATCCAAATGACAGGATGTTGAATTTAGATGATTGAATTCTGTAAAATCATATGTGAAATCAAATCTTTTATTTAAAAAGTTATTTTCATGATTTACAAACTCTAAAGTTCCACTATCTGGAGGTGCATGAAGATAAAAAATTCCACTGACGATAGAATTTGGATGGTCATGAAGTTGATGATTCTGTGATATTTCTTTCTTAGTCAACCAAGATCTATGAATATAGAATTCTTGTTCTACTTTACAATTATGTTTTAGATAAAGATCTAAATGTTTTTGACAAAAGTTTCTTATTCGATACAACTTATAAGTTTCAAGGATATTAACATCAGTAGAAAGACTTTTGCCATTATCCTCAAACATTGGAATAGAATCTAGAATATCAATTTCATTCTGAGTAAATTCATATCCAGTTTCTCTTTCAAAATAAACTGGAGTTGGAAATAGATTTAAGATCATCAATCAAAAAAGAATATATGAAATAGTCTAGAATCTTCTTTTGTTTGACCAAAATATTCTGATGCTGCATGGATATTCTGAGCATCAAAAATGAAGAGTCTATTAAAAACGTTACCAATAGAGTCAACTAACTCAAACTTGGTTCTGTCATAATAACCACCAGAATAAACTTCATCAGTAAAGTTAGCATCTGTGGTTCGTCGTGCGCCATTCTTATGGGCATACAAAGATGTGCCTGTGCTATATGGAGCATCAGGTGTTAAGTATAGCATAGCTGCCCAAGTCTGTCCAT